CGGCCGAAGAGGGCAATGGCGTCGAGGACACCGAGGACGGCGGCGCGATCGTCACGCTCGAGGAAGACGAGACCGAGCAGGCCAAGAGCCCGGACTTCTACAAGAACCTCGCCGAGGAGATGCCCGAGCCGGACCTCGACAAGCTCGCGACCCAGTTCCTCGAGCTGGTGGACCGCGACCGCGAGGCGCGCAAGAAGCGCGACGAGCAGTACGAGGAGGGCCTGCGCCGCACTGGCTTGGGCAACGACGCACCGGGCGGCGCCCAGTTCCAAGGCGCCAGCAAGGTCGTGCATCCCATGATGACCGAGGCCTGCGTGGACTTCGCGGCGCGCGCCATGAAGGAGCTGATGCCCGCCGGCGGACCCGCCAAGGACTTCATCGTGGGCGAGGTCACGATGCCCCGCGTCAAGAAGGCCCACCGCAAGACGGCGTTCATGAACTGGCAGCTCACGGTGCAGGCGCCGGAGTTCCGCAGCGAGATCGAGCAGCTCCTGACGCAGGTGCCACTGGGCGGCGCCCAGTACCTGAAGATGAGCTGGGACGAGGCGCGCAACCGCCCCGGCTTCCTGTTCGTGGCGATCGACGACATGTACCTGCCCTTCGCGGCGACGAACTTCTACAGCGCCCAGCGCCGCACGCATGTGCAGTACCTGACGCAGCTCGACTACAAGCAGCGCGTGCGCAGCGGCATGTACCGCGACGTGGACGTGGTGCCGGCCAGCGCCGACCCGGACTTCAGCGAGGCCGCCAAGGCCAACGACAAGATCGAGGGGCGCAGCGAGACCAGCTACAACGAGGACGGCCTGCGCACCGTCTACGAGATCTACGCCATCGCCAGCCTCGAGGGGCAGGACGCCGACGACGACGTTGACGTCGAGCCCGCGCCCTACATCATCACGATCGACAAGCTCTCCCGCAAGGTGCTCAGCATCTACCGCAACTGGGACGAGCTGGACGAGACGAAGGAGGAGCTGCAGTGGTTCGTCGAGTTCCCGTTCGTGCCGTGGCGCGGCGCCTACCCGATAGGCTTGCCGCACATGATCGGCGGCATCAGCGCCGCCGCAACTGGGGCCCTGCGCGCCCTGCTCGACAGCGCGCACATCAGCAACTCGCAGACGATGCTCAAGCTCAAGGGCGGCACGCGCGGCGGGCAGACGCTTGATATTCAGCCCACGCAGGTGCTCGAGATCGAGGGCGGCCTGAACGTCGACGACGTCCGCAAGCTGGCGATGCCCCTGCCGTACAACCCGCCCAGCGCGGTGCTGCTGCAGCTTCTGGGCGTGCTGGTCGACGCGGGCAAGGGCGTCGTGCGCACGACGCTTGACGACATGTCCGAGCACAACGCCAACACGCCAGTCGGCACGACGCTGGCGCGTGTTGAGCAGGGCATGGTGGTGTTCAGCGCCATCCACGGCCGCCTGCACGACGCCATGGGGCGCGTGCTGCGCATCCTGCACCGCCTCAATGGCATGTACCTCGACGACGAGGACGTGGAGGCCGAGATCGGCGAGGAGCTTGCCACGCGCAAGGACTTCGAGGGCCCGATGGACGTCGTGCCCGTGTCCGACCCGAACATCTTCAGCGAGGCCCAGCGGTACGCGCAGATACAGGCGATCGCCCAGCGCGCCGCGGCGCTGCCGCAGCTCTACAACTTGCGCAAGGTCGAGGAGCGCATCCTCGAGACTATGAAGGTTCCGAACTCCAAGGATCTTCTGGTCCCGGCCACCGAGCCGCAGGCGCAGAACGCCGTCAACGAGAACGTCAAGGCGACGATGGGCAAGCCGATCGTGGCCTTCCCGGAGCAGGACCACATCGCCCACCTCAAGACGCACTTGAGCTACATGATGAACCCGGCGCTGGGCATGAACCCCCTGATCGCGCCGAGCTACATCCCGGGCATGCTCAATCACATCAAGGAGCACATTGCGTGGTGGTACGCCGTCTCCGTGTTCGACGTGGGCACCGAGACCACGGGCGAGGACATCGGCGACATGATGAAGGAGAACAAGACGCCGGAGGACAAGCGCGCCTTTGACCGCATGCTGGCCGAGGCCTCGCACCTCGTCTCGGATCGCGCCGTCGGCGTCTTCCAGTCCCTGCCCCCCGCCATCCAGAAGGCGCAGCAGGTCATGCAGCAGTTCGCGCCCCAGCCGCAGATGGACCCGGCGGCGCAGGCCGCCATGGCCGACATCAATGCCCGCAAGGAGATCGCCGGCCAGAAGGCGCAGATCGACAGCCAGAAGGCGCAGGTTCAGGCGCAGGCCGATCAGGCGCAGCTCCAGCTCGATCAGCAGAAGCTGCAGCTCGACGCCACGGCCCTGCAGCAGAAGGCGCAGGAAGCCGCCGCGCGTCAGGCGGCCGAGGACCGCCGCAAGCAGGCCGAGCTGGCGGTGCGCCAGCAGATGAACAACGAAGACAACCGGACGGCCATGGAGATCGCCAACCTCGAGGCGGCGAGCGGCGAGAGCATCGCGGTCAGCACCGGCACCGGCATCAACCCGTAACAGCAAAGGATTACGACATGGCGAAGAAGAATGACACCGTTGGCACCAAGGGCGCCACGGTCAAGTCGGGCGACATCATCAACCAGCACAAGCGCATGGCCATGGGTTTGCCCGTTGAGCCGATGAGCAAGATGCCGGTCAAGAAGACGCCTGCTTGAATATCGCGACACTGCTTCGGGTTATCGAGGACGCGCAGGCGACGCTTGCGAGAGATAGCCTGAAGCAGCCTGCCGGACGTGACGCGTTCGACTATGGACGCGCTGTCGGGATGTATGCCGGGCTTGAGCACGCCAAAGACCTCATCGTGGGTCTGGTGGCGGAACGGGAACGGAAGGACTTTGATCTCTAACCCCTTACTTGCAGGAAGGAGCACCCATGCAAGAAATAGCAAACAAGATCTCGTTTGCGTATGACAACGTCGACGAGGCGTTCCCGAGTTGTGACCCGGGCGTGCAGCCGTTTGGCAGCCGCGTCTTGGTTCAGATCAGGACACCCAAGAAGAAGACGGCCGGCGGCATCATGCTGGTCGGCGAGACGCGCGAGACTGAGCACTACAACACCCAAGTCGCCAAGGTTCTGACCGTCGGCAGCTTGGCCTTCAAGAACCGAAACACCATGGAGAGCTGGCCGGAGGGCTCGTGGTGCGCGCCCGGAGACTTCGTGCGCGTGCCGCGTTACGGCGGCGATCGGTGGACGGTTAAGACGCCCGACGGCGATGAGGCCATCGTGGTGATTTTCAACGATCTCGACCTAGTGGGCAAGGTGACCGGCGATCCGCTGGCCATCAAGGCCTTCCTATAAGGCTGCAAAGGAGAGCTGGTCATGGCAGACGACAAAATGATTGAGACTGACGAAGACGAACTGGTTGCCGTAGAGACGCCCCCCAAGGACGAGGGCAAACCAGAACCGAAGGCCGAAGCCGAGGCGGAAGCCGACGCCGAGGACGACGAGGAAGACGAGAGCGAGGGCGACGAGCGCCTTGCCGAGAGCCAAGACGACACGGACGAAGACGTCTCACCCAACCGCAAGCGGCGCCTGAAGCGGCGCGAAGTGCGCAAGCGGGCCAAGGAGAACGCCGATCGCGAGCTGCGGTTCCTGCGCGAGCAGAACGCCGAGCTGGTGCGGCGCGTGTCGGCCATCGAGGGCCACGCCTTGTCGACGAACGAGCAGACGCTGGATCAGCGCATGCAGGAGGCCGTGCGCGACGCCCAGCAGGCGGAGAGCATCATGGCGCGCGCGATCGAGGCCGGTAACGGCGAAGACGCCGCCACGGCACTGCGCCTGCGCGATGAGGCCAACCGGCGTGCGTGGGAATTGTCTCAGTCAAAACAACAGGTTGAGCAGGCCCGCAAGCAGGTGGCCAACCCCGGCCCGGATCCGCGCGTGCGGTCTCTGGCGCAGGAGTGGATCGCCGCCAACCCGTGGTACGACCCCAACGGGCGTGATGAGGACAGCCGCGTCACGAAGGCGATCGACGATGGCTTGGTGTCTGAGGGCTACAACCCGGCGTCGCCCGACTACTGGCACGAACTGACGCGGCGCGTGTCGTCGCGCATCAACGGCAGGGGCGCCGCGGACGACGCCGGCGAGGAGGCACCGCGCGCTGCGGCGCCGGCCAAGCGCAGGGCTCCGCCCACGGGAAACAGCCGTGAGCATGCGCCTCCGTCAACGCGCAAGGAAGTTTATGTGACACCGGACCGGAAACAGGCTATGATTGATGCTGGAGTATGGGATGATCCCGTACTTCGGACGCGCTATCTGAAGGCGTATCAGGCCTACGACAAAAACTCGGCAC